TCTAAATGCTCTCAAAGGCTCTTAAACGGTCTCCTAGGCTCTTAAACAGTCTCAAAAAAGTGGCAACCATCACGAGCTTGTGATGACCTCGCACCAGTTTCGCTCTCCCCGGCGACACAGGGGAACAGGACGCACGGCCCCGTAAGTAATCGCCGCGCTACGCCACGCCGAGCGACATCGGCGCACACGCATCTCAGCGACACGAGAACCAATGGAGGCCAGAAATGGCAACGCGGACTATTGCTGCCGACGAACTTGGATTGGCCGACGCCATAGCCGCCACCGAGGAGGAGATCTTCTCGGAAGGCATTGGCAAAGAACCGCTTGAGAAGGATGGCGACCGATCGCTGGAAGAGCAGGGCGACGATCTCGAAGGCCGCACCACGGAAGAAGAGCCTGGTGAGGAGATCGAGGCCGAGCCCGAGGACAAAGGCGAGAAGGAAGCCAAACCTGGCGAGGGCGAAAAAACCCGGGACGATAAGACCGGGCAATTCACCCAAGCCGATGACGCGCGCCTGGTGCCGTCGAGCCGGCTCCGCGAGGAGACGGCAAAGCGCACCCAGGCCGAGCAGGCACTCGCCGAGCGCGATCGCAAGATCGATGAGCTGGCGCGTCTTTATCAGGACATCCAGGCGAGGCTCTCTGCACCTCCGCAGAGACAGCAGCAGCCACAGCAAGAAGCACCAGATCCCTTCGGCGACCCGATCGGTTTCGGGAAGCAGGTCGGCGATCGGGCAGTGCAAGTCGCGGAGATGCGGTACGTCGAAGGCAGTCTCTCTGATGCTGCCGAGACGCACGGCGAAAAATTCACCGCGGCCTACAGCGAATTGCGGCAGATCGGCGAGGCCGAGAAGCAGCAGTACGGCACCAGCCCAACCGTCCGAGCAATCTGGAGCGCACCTAACCCCGGTAAGGCGCTCATGCGCTGGCACGGGGAGAGGACGACTGTCCGCGAGATCGGGACCGACCCGAAAGCATATCGTCAAAAGGTCGAAGACGAGCTGCTCCAGAATGAGCAGTTTCTCGCCAAGGCCGCTGACGCTCTGAACAGGTCGGCGAGGCGAGGCGACGGAGGTCGCCCGCGAACTGTCACCCGAATTCCACCCTCGCTGAACAGTCAATCGGGCTCGACCCACCAGGTCGAAGATCCCGATTTGTACAACGGGAGCGAGGCGTCGGTCTTCGATTTCGCAATTCGATAGGCCACTCCTTGATCACCACACCGACAAATTGAGGAGGGCCTAAACCGGAAAGGCCATTGTCATGGCTGTCGCTGGTTCCCTCATCCAGACTAACAACAAACTTATCGTCTTTCGGAAGGAGATGACGCGGGAATACATCCGCGAAAATCTCTTCTCACCGTACATCGGCTCCGAAAAGACCGCGATCATTCGCGTCATCAACGACCTCAAGAAAGGCGGCGAGCAGATCAACATCCCGCTGATCGCTCGTCTCAAGAACCAGCCCGTCGCAACCGGCGTTCTCGTCGGCAACGAAGAGAACATCGACAACTACGGCGATCGGTGCTGGATTGATTGGGCAAGAAATGCGGTCAAGATCGCTGCCTCGGAAGAGCAGAAATCTTCGATCGACATCTTCGGCGAAGCCCGACCCCTGCTCACCGACTGGGGCAAGGAGCTGCAGCGCGACGAGATCTGCGACACGCTCTACACGATCCCGCTCGCGTCCACCGCTCCCGCAGGCCTCGGCTCCAACCAAGGCCAGCGCGTCAACGGCGCCCTGTTCGACCAGGCGAGCGCCGCGCAGCGCAATACCTGGACGACAGACAACGCCGATCGCGTTCTCTTCGGCGGCGCCCAGGGCAATATGGTTGCCGGCAATTTCGCGTCTTCCTGCTCGGCGATCACTACGGGCATGGCGGCATCCGCTGCCTCGCTCAACAAGATGAAGCGCCTCGCCAAGCTCGCGAACCCGCGCATTCGTCCCTACAGGCTCACGAACGGTCGCGAATACTTCGTTGTGTTCGCGAACTCGTTGTCGTTCCGCGATCTGCAGAACGATGCCACCATCATCCAAGCAAACACCCAGGCTCGACCGCGTGAGGGTAGTGGGTTCGACAAGAACCCGCTCTTCCAGGACGGCGATCTGCAATACAACGGCATGATCATTCGGGAAATTCCCGAACTCACCGTGCGATTGCCAGTCTTCTACTCGACCGCAGGAGCCGGCGGCATCCAGGTGGCGCCCATGTTCCTGTGCGGACAGAGCGCGATCGCATGGTGCTGGGGCAGAATGCCGATGCCGACCTTCCTCAAGGAGGACGACTATCAGTTCTACCGCGGCGTAGGCGTTCAGATGGCCTACGGCTTGAAGAAGATCGCCAAGCTCACGCCCTCGGGCAACTACAAGGAATGGGGCATCTACACGGGCATCTTCTACGCACCGGCAGACACCTGATCGATAACAGCGGCGGCGCCGCAAGGCGCTGCCGCGCACCTCCTATCCTCCAACAGAAAGGCTCTCAACCATGCGCTTGTTCACGCGCCCCCTCGCGGTCTTCACGACCGCGATCACTGCGCTGCTCGCAGCGACCGCTCTGGTCTATGCGCTCATCGTGCCGGCCAGCTATCCGCCCCGGCAGTTCAATACCCAGCAGACGCACTACCTGCGTTTCTCGTTCCCCTACAACGGGTGCGTCCTGGTATCGCTCACTTGCTCGGTGAAAGTGGGATCTGTCCCCTACAATGCCTTCATCACGCGGGCCTACCAACAGGTCTATACGGCGTTCAACGCCGGAACGACCGACACGGTCGGGATCGGCACCTCGTCGGGTGGCGTTAACCTCGTGGCCGCGCAATCGGTACACGCTGCGGGCGCCGGCACCGCACTTACGGTGGTCGCCGCCAACCTCGGCACGGCTGCGACCGGCAACGGTGCAACCCAGACCGGCAGCAATGGCGGCTTCGACATCTTTGTGACCTACACCATCACCGGCGCACCAGCGAGCGCCGGCAATGCGGCCTACATCATCGAATACTTTGCTCCGAACGATGGCGGCTGCGTTGTCGCTCCCGTTGGCAGCACGGCTCCAGGCTGCTGATCAAACCACACGGCGCGGCCTCATCAGCCGCGCCGCTCTCTTATCAGAAGGAATTCTGCATGACGAAGATCACCTACACGCCGCTCGAAAACGGCGACCCGATCGAGACATCATTTGGCGGTTTCGCTTTCACTGCCGGTAAGCCGGTGGACATCCCCGACAGTGCGACCATCGATATCATCGAGCGCAAAGTCGTCGTTGTTGACGGCGAAGAGCGCGGTCGAGGTGTCACCCGCAAGATCAAGGTTGTCGAGAAACTGCGGGAAAATCCCTATTTCCTGGTCGAGGGTTTCAAGCAGGCGCCGGCGCCAAAGAAGGGCGCGCCGCGATTGCCGAAAACACCGGAAGAATATCGGGGCTGGGCGCTGACCTGGTTCAAGACCTGCGAGACGCCGACCGAGCTACATGAACGCTGGCAGGCCGAGGCCGACATGCGCGAACGTCTGTCGGTGCATGAGGACAGCGAAACCATCTCGTTCCTGCGCCCGTTCTACGACGCGCGCTTTGACGAACTCAAAAAGGCCGCGGCCTGATGAGCGCATCCTCGGCATACCGGACACGCTCCGATTTGATCACCGCTGCGCTGGGTAAACTCGGCGCTGTCGCATCAAATCAGGTGCCGGATGTCGAGGATGTCGCATATGTCGATGGCGAGATCGACAGCATCTTCCGCAAGCTCGAGGGCCTTGAGCTGGTCTACGTCGCCGACCGCGGCCAGCTCGGGCCTTCCGGCGGCAGCATCCCGGGACAGTACTTTGACGACCTGGCCGCGATCGTCTGCGACCTGCTGTCGGCAAAATTTGGCTCGGTAGCAGCAGACGCCGCACAGTTCACCCAGAAAGGCCTCGGGCATCCACCAGGCACAGGAGCTGCGGCTTTGAGCTTGCAGAAAATGGCGCGCGGTCGCGCGACCTTCGAGGTGCAAACGACAGAGTACTTTTGATGGCGACCGCAGCAAAGCCCATCAATGTCCCCTGGCCGACATCGAGCTTTCCAGGCGCTGATCCGCAGGAAAGCGCAGGGCGCCTCGTTAACGTCTACGCCGAGCCGCTCGGTTCAAGCCAGCCGGCGCAGGCCGGCATTGCCGTCAAGGGCGACATCGTCTGGAGATCCTCGCCAGGTCTAACCGTCCACGCCGTGACCACGCAATCCGGCTACCGCGGTGGTCTGATCGTCGCCGGCTTGAGCTACGAGGTCTTCGCCAACGAGGCGCTCACCGTTGACACCACCGGCGCCGTTAACCTGCTCGGCGCGCTTCCTGGCACCAGGGGCGTCTCGATCGCCCGCAACAACAACGGCACTCCGCAGATCATCGCGGTCGATATCGACAACGGCGCCTTCCAGCTCGGTGTCGGGGCGCCCAGCTCATACAACGCCGGCGGCATCCTGCCGCAGCCCAAGTCAGTCTGCTTCCAGGACGGCTACCTGATCTTCGGCATTGCCGATCGGCGCGTCTTCGCAACCGACATCAATGCGCTGACGATGAATGCGCTCTGCTTTACCACCGTGCAGGCAAAATCATCCGACACCCTGATGCGGACGATCGCCTTCTCGGGCCTGCTGTTTATCTTCTGCACCTCGGCAACCGAGGTCTGGCAGGACACCGCGCAAGCTTATCCGGCGTTTCCTTATTCGCGCATGGTCGTCATGGAGTACGGCCTGCTGCAGGAGAACGCGATCGCCGGCTTCGAAGACGGCTTCGGCGCCCTGCACTGGGTGGCGCAAGACTTTGCCACCTACCAGCTCACGCCGGGGAGCTTCGCGCCGCTAAAGATCTCGCCGCCGGATCTCGACCGCCTGGTCGAGACTGAATTCCGCGCCGGCAACAGGGTCGATGCCGGCTGCTACATCGCTTCTGGCCGCAAGATGTTTGTCCTCTCGTCTCCGAACTGG